CGGTGACCCAGTCCATCGCCTTGTTGCCGGCGGCGACGGACCCCATCAGGCCGGTCAGCTGAGTGCGGAATTTTTCGAACTCCATGCCGGTGGTGACGATCTTGTAGAGGCCCCCGGTGATCCCGCCGAGAATCGCGCCGCCGGCGATCGCGGCGCCGGTGCCAAGCAGCCGACCGCTCAGCGATGCGAGCTGGCCGATATCCTCGCGCGTGAAGCGGATCTTGCGATCGAGCGCGCTCAGCGCGGTGATGCCGTGGCGCGCCGCCGAGCCGATCGCATAGCCGACGCGCTCTGCCGCGTGCTCAAGACCCTTGGCCGAATGCTCCGCCTTGACCATCGCGCGACCGGTCGCGCCGATCCCGCCGGCCGCTTCCTTCGATGACCGCGTCAGGTCGCGCAGGCTCTTGCCGAGCCCGCCGACCGTGCGCGTCGCGCCGCGATCGATCGCTTCGATGATCAGTGAGAGCTTCATCAATCCCCCGAGGCGATGCGGCTCGCCTGGTCCAGCCAGAACTCCAGTTCGACGTCATCCAGCGCAAACGCTTCGGCTCGCGGGAAGCCGAGGCGCAGCACCAGGTCGCCTAGGAGATCGCGCCAGTTACCGAACCAGGCTCCCTGAAATAGCCGAAGATGTCGTCGAGCCGGTCGAGATCCACGGCGTCGAACCTGGCGACGACGACGCGCGGCAGATCCGTCATCCCTTGGATGATCTGCATGAGCTTATCGGAGAAAGACCCGGTGCCATCGAGGATCAGCAGCTCGACGCCGGTCAGGCGGCGTAGCTGCAACTCGGTCACCTTCTCGGTCGTCTCGCCGACCTTGTAATCGACCGGGACCAGAAGCTTGTACCGGTTGTCCCTGGACAGCCACTCGGGCCGCTCGTTTTCCTTGCGACGCATCAGCGCACCTCCTCGGCCGGCGGCCCCATGATGACGCAATCGGCGGTGCCGTCCGTCTTCATCGGCGGGCGGCCCTCGGCATATGCGTGGCGGATGATGAAGGTGCGGCCGTTGTCGAACTCGACGCTGACCGTGGCGTCGCTGGTGGCGCCGAACGCCGTTGCGCTGAAGCCGGGGTTGGTCAGCGCGGCGAACGTCAGCTTGGACGGGTCGGTGCCTTCCTTGAACGCGCCGGCGGTATAGTCGCCTTCGACCGCCTCGCGCTTCGGGCCGCCCGGCTCGAGCACGGTGTTGCCCTTGCCGGTGTCGTAGAGCTGGCCGTCGATCTTGACCTTGGCGCGGCCCACGACCTGATTCGGATTGGTCATCTCACTCCCTTCTAAATGCTGCCTGAGAACCAGCTCAGAGGATGAATTCGACGCGCGCCGCGAGCTGCAGCAGCGGGTTGACGACGTCGGGCGCCATCAGGACGTTGAGCTGGTTGCGGTTGGTCGCATCGCGCTCGATCACCAGCCGCGCGATGAAGCCGTCGACGTCCTCCATCAGCCCGGCGTCGAACCAGTCGCGCGCCAGCGCGATCGTCTCGGCCTTGATCGAGTTGATGGTGTCCGTGGTCAGCTTCACGCGCGGGAACTTCTGCGCCATCCGCGCCCGCCAGCTGAAACGGTAATAAGACAGCGTCGCGGTGGTGGTGACGTCGAGCCAGCTCACGTCGGGGAAGCCCAGCGGGTTGACCCGGTAGGTGCTGATCAGCCGCTCGATCGCGACCTCGCCGGCCGCGGTGACGCGGAAGGTCGAGATGGCGTTCTGGAGCAGCAGGTTGCGTTCGCTGTCGATGAAGCGATCGCCGGCCTTGGGCGGCAGCAGCCCGGTAACGACCAGGTCGGTGAGCGGCCGGGCCGGATCGATCTGAAGATTGAAGGAGGCGGTCGCCGCGACGCCGGCGGCGACCTCCCACGGCGGGCTCGGCATCTTGTACGCACCGACGATCGTCGTGAAGATACCGTTTCGCGTCGCGCCGAAGCTGGAGCAGGTCGAGAAGCTGCCCGACATGCCGGCAAAAGCGCGACCGTCGATCTGCCGCCCCGGCCCCCAGCGCGACAGCAGCTCGGTGTCGGCGACCGTCAGATTGGCCGCGTCGTTGAAGCCGAGCGCGATCGCCTGGTACTGGGCGTCGCCGATCGCGGCGAACACCGTGGCCAGATCCGGGTTGGTCGCGCCGGCGGCGCCCGCGGCGACGACGCTGACCAGGCCGCCCGGCGTCACCTCGCCCTCATAATAATTGAGGCGGATATCGAGATCGTTGCCGGCCGTGCCCTTGTGGCGGAAGGTCACCGTCACGACGCCGGCGGCGCTGGTGGCGGTCACCGGAAGGTCTGCCGCGGCATTGATCGCCGCGGCGATCGCCGTCGCGACGATCGTCGCGGTATCGCCGCTGGCGACGGCCACCGGAACCTTCGTCCCGTTGATCAGATAGGCCAGCGTGCCCGCACCGGTCGAGGGGCCGGTGATCGTGATCGTCCAGGTCGCGGCGGTGCCGGCGCCATTGTCGGCGACGCCGATCGCCCACAGCTCGGTCGATGAGTTGGCCGCGATCGCGCGCGCCACCATCGCGGCGACGATCGAACCGCGGCCGAAGAATGCCGCGCCCTCGCCGACCTGGGTGATGCGCTTCGGTGTCAGCGCGGCGACCGTGCCGGTCGGGAGGCTCTGGCCGACCAGCAGGATCTTCTGCACCGCGGCCGGCAGCCCGGTGAGCGCGCGGACATTGGAGAATTCCACCTGGCTGCCGGGCACGCGCCGCGCCGAGCTGATCGTGTCGAAGACAATCGTCACTTCTTCTCTCCCTTGTCGGCCGGCTCGACGGCGCGCTTGACCGCCGCCTCGGTCGTCGGCTCGACGTCGCCCTGGTCGAGGCGGCGCTGCCAATAAGTGTCCCAGGCAACGCCCTTGCCGTGCGGCGGCAGCGGCGTGCCATCGGGCTCCTGGACGGCCAGGCCGTCACGCGGCTTGATGAAGCGGCGGTCGTTCATGTCACTCGGTCTCCAGCGTTACGGTGTCGGTGGCGTCGGCGTTGCGATCGTCGGGAAGCTGCCGGCCGGCGGCCGGGTCGGCATCGATCGGAATCGGGTCGTCGAAAGCGGGGATGTCCCAATTGGCGTGCAGCAGCTGCAGCTCGGCCGGATCGGTCTCGCCGTCGCCGACCAAAGCGAGCGGCACACGGCAGCTCAGCTCGATCGCGTAGCGCGACATGCGGCGCTTGTGGCTGGCGATCGTCGGGGCGACCGGCCGCATCGCGCCGACCTTGATCGGCTCGACCATGTCGAGACCGAGCGTCTGGCCGGCGAGTGCCGTCGTCGCCGCGAGCAGCAGCTTGTAGCTGCCCGGCTCCTGCGCCTGATCAACCCCGCCATGACGCTGGACCTGTTCGTCGGGCCGCAGATTCTCGTAGCCGACGACCAGGCCGAAGGTCAGCGTGACATGGAGCTGGCCGTCGCTGACCTGGTCGGCGTCGTTCCACCCGGTGCAGACGATCCAGCCGGCCGGGCACGGCGTTTCCTTGTCGTTGTCGATCGCGGCTTCCCAGTCGGCCGGGAACGTCTTGAGCGTCTTCCAGGTGACGCCCAGGGCGCCGCCTGTCGCCGCCAGGCGCGCGAGCGCGGCGAGTTCGGTGGCGGCGATCACAGCCCGCCGCCCTTGATGTCGTGCGCTTCGATCAGCATCGACGCCAGGACGAACGGCCAGAGCAGGATCGTGGCGATCGCGGGCCACACGAAGCCCGCCTCGATCGCGCCGGCCTTCAGCGCGATGGCAAGCAGGATGGCCGCGGGCACCAGCCAGCCGACGAGCAGGCAGAGAAGCACGCCGCCGATCATCGCCGCGGCCCGCGCAGATCGACGATCAGCCAGGCGAACAGCACCGGCCAGCCGAGCGCGCCGACGACGTCCTTGGTGATCAGCGCGTCACCGCGCGACAGCGCCGAAACGTAGACCGAGGCCAGCGTCGCGACGAAACCGCCGAGCCAGAGATGGAAGATGGCGGCGATCATGCGTGGCCGACCAGGTAATCGCCCGCCTGGGCGATCATCTCCTCGCGCGCCGCCGGCGACGCGCCGACGAACGGCCGCGCGACCAGCCTGGCCTGGCGCGTGAACGCGCCCACCGTCACCTCGATCGGCGCGGCGAGCTTGACGCCGAACACCTCGCGCATCGTGCGGGTGTGGCTGGCGACGCGCTGCGGGCCGGTGAAGCCTTCCTGGAGCGGGCGGGCATAGACGAGGTTGGTGCCGACCTCGACGTGGCGCGGGCCGGCATTGTGGGTGATCGACAGCGCCAGGCGGCGCGACTTCTGCAGCGTCTTGCCGCCATGCTCGATCACGCGCAGCGACGGCTGCCAGGGCACGCCCTCGGGCGAATGCTCGCCTTCGAAATTGTCGGCGATGTCCGCCTCCAGCGTCATGCCGAAGATGTCCATCAAAGGCGTGAGATCGTGCAGCCGGCCGACGACGCCGCCCAGCTCCTGGTCGACCAGCGCCGCGCCGTCGAGGTGGATCGAGAAAGCGACGCCCGACATCAGAACCCCGTCAGCCGGTCGCGGCTGAAGGTGCGCTCGCCGGCCGGCACGATCACCGCGCCGTCGCGTGCGGGCAGATCGCCCCGGCCCTGGTCGAGCTTGATCAGGCCCTTCGAGATATTGACGAGGTCGGTATGCGCCGCCTTGGCGCGCGCGGCCGCATCGTCGGTCGGCGCCTTGAACAAACGCTCATAAGCGAGATCGCAGCAGATCGCGACGAGCAGCGGCGGCACTGCCGAGCCCGGCTGCGGTGCGTAATATTTGGCGACGTACCCATCGCAGCGCGCGGTCGCGTCGGCCAGCTTGAGGTTGAGCGCCGCGATCGTCAGCGCGCCCCACGCCGGCGTGTCCGTCAGCTGGACGAGGTCCGCTTCGCCGAAGCGAGCGCGCATATCGTCAGCGGTGGCGTACATGGGCGAAAGTAAGTCCTCGGGCTAACTAGGTGTGGCAGTCGATCCGGGACCGGGCTTCGTGCAGCGGCCCGGCCCCGGATCGGTTGGTGCGCGGTTACGACTTGGCGTCGGTACCAGCGTCACCGGACTTCTTGCCGCCCGGCTTTGGCGGCGCCTTGGCGGTGGCGGTCAGGGCGCCGACCTCCTTCTCCAGCTCGACGACCCGCGTCGTCGCGCCATCGCGCTCGTTGGTGAGCGAGGTGATCGTGCCCTGGGCGGTGGCGAGCTGGCTGGTCAGCGAACTGACCTCGCTGACCTTCGACGAATGCGCCGAGATCAGCGCCTCGACCGTTTCGAACAGCGCCTCGAGCGTTTCGAAGCCGGCGCCGGCGAGCAGCTCGACGATCGCCGCCTCCCGGTTCTTGGCGGCCTCCAAAGCCGAAGCCAGGCGCATCCCCGAATCCTGCGCGTCGAGCAGCATCTCTTCGAGCGAGCTGGGCGCGGACACCGAGGTCTCGGCGCCGATCGGCGGCAGGTCGGCGGCCATGCCGTCGATCATCATCTGTAGCTGCTCGGCGTCGATATCTGCCGGCATCGTAGGAAGTGCCCCGAAGGTTCCGTCCTCGCGGCCGATGGTGATTGTTACGACCGGGTCCTTGAGCAGCGCGAGCAGTCGGCCGCCGTCAAACTCGTGGATATCCCGCTCGACCGGCTCGCGACCGGCCCAGGCGAGGCCCGCGCGCCGATATGGCGCGCGGGCACTCTTGAAGCGCAGCAAGCCGCGGGTCACGGAAGGCGATCCGCTTCGACGATCTTGATCTCGCCGGCGACGGTGTTGCTCTCGCCGCCCGCGAGGTTCGGCTTGAAGGCGTCCTTGGCGAGCTGCTGGTTGGAAACGCCGGCGACGAGGTGCGTCGGACGGATGCCGCGCGGATCGCCATTGTCGTCGACGAACGACTTCATCGCGTCGCGTGCCGCGATGTAGTTGGCGGTGTTGAGCACCTTGGTAGAGCGATAGGCGAGGAACGGCAGGGTGTAGCCGACCGCGCCGCGCGCTTCGCCATAGGCAGTCATGATGCCGGTGTCGGCAACCTTGCTGTCCATGAGGCTGTTGACCCACCAGAAGTGCGGCTTCTCACGCTCCTGGGCGATCAGCGGCTTGAGCGGCTTGCTGCAGTCGACCAGGAACCACGCCTCGCCGGCGTCGGTGGTGTCGTTGTTCGACCAGACCGAGCCATCGTCGCGGAAGGTGGGATGGTCGGTGTCGAAGAAGTTCTGGCCGTCAAAGCACTCGCGCGTGTGCCCCTCGTCCATCGCCTGGAAGCGCAGGCGATCGAGCCACTGGCCGGCTTCCGAGCCCCACCCCTCGAACATCGCCGGATAAAGGCCGAGCTGATCGTCGGAGATCTGGTGCTTGTGGATCGGCAGCGTCGCCTCATAGGGCTTGTTGAGCAGCTGGTAGGCCTTCTCCATGATTTCCTTCAGCCGCTTGGGGCCGACCCATTCGCGGAAGATCGGCAGGTCGCCGAGGAAACCATAGGTGTTGATCGACGTGCCCGAAGGGACGGGGGTCGACAGGAACTCGCCGACGATCGGCGCCGACGTCTTGCCCTTAGTGAAGGCGTTGTCGAAGGTGGTGCGAAGCGCGTCGAGCAGCGCCTGGGTGACTACACGTGACAAGGTGGCGGCTCCTTACTTGAGAACGATTTCGAGGACGCCGCCGAGGGCGCCCGCGGTGGCGAAGGCGGCGGCCGGAACGATCTGGATGCGATCGCCGGCAGCGACGAGTGCCGTGGCGTCGCCCGCCGTGGGCGTGTCCGTCACGACGGTGCCCTTGGTCGCGGCGTCCGCGATCGTGCAGGCCAGGCCCGCGACCGCGGTGACACCGACAGCGACGGTGACGTCTCCGCCCGTGGTCACCGCCTTCTGGACGATCGTCGTGTTGCGGACGATCCGCCCGGCGCCTGGCGAAACCACCTCGGCCGAGGTGCCGGCGAGCGTGTCGGTTTCGTTGATCGCCCAGGGAACGAACACGCTGCGGCTAGCAGCCGCCTCGACTGCGGCGGAAATCTCCACCCAGACGCCCTCGGTCGAGACCTCGCGGACGACGCCGGCGCGCGGCCGGGTGCCGCTGGCCGCGTTGCCGGCGACGGTCTCGTCGTCGATGACGAAGCAGTAGCGGTCGACGTCGGCGACCGTGACGGCATCGACCCCCGCGCTGTTCTTCAGCAGGAAGATGCCTTCATCGACCTGGACCGTCTCGTCGCCGTCACCGGCGCCGCCGGTGACGCTTGCGAGGAACATGCCGACCACGCGACAGTTTGCCACGTCGGCGATCTTGGCCATGTCGTTGCCGCCCTGGCCGACGCGCGCCGGGCGGACATAGCCCGACGACGCCATCGCCATCCCGCCCTGCAGGCAGACCGCCAGCGCGGCGACGCCGAAGCTGAGCGGGAAGGTGCCGGCGTACTTCTGGGTGCGCTTGGGTGCGGCCAACATCAGACGGTCTCCCCGTTCAGCATCTTGAGGTAATCGTCCTGGCTCGTGCCGGTCATGTCGCAGGCAGCGACTTCATCGGCGGTGAGCGAGGTGCGCTTGGCGCCGGGCTTGACTTCGTCGACCACCGCCCCGGCGGCGACGACGACGGGAGCGACGCCCAGCCACTTCTTGAAGCCGGCCTCGTCCTTCTGGAAATATTCCAGCCCCCAGGGCTTCGCTGCCGGTGCGAGTTTGCCGCACTCGATCGCCGCGGCGACCTCGCGTTCGGCGCGGTCGGTGGCCAGCACGTTGAGCTGGGTCGTGACCGACTGCAGCTGCTCGATCGGCACGAACTTCGTCGGGTCGGGCGCGCCGGCAGCCTTGATCGTGGTGACCGCTGCGGCGATCTCCTCGACGGTCGCGCTATCCGCCAGACCGGCGGCGATCGCAATCGAGCTGGTCGACGGCGCGGCCGTCGCCTTGGTCTTCATTTCGGTAACCGCGGCGGCGATCACCTCGGGGCTGGCATCGGGCTTGAGCCCGAGCAGCGCCAACAGGGCAGCAAGGTCCATTTGGTCGTTTTCCTCGGAAAGGCCGGCTGCAACCGCCGGCAGGTCAATCGCCCCGATGTTCACCAGGGCGGCGTTCTTGAGATGGATGACATCGCCGCCATCGGCAGGCGGGCGGGCGACGAAGAGCGGGCTGAGATAGCGGTACTTCTTCGCGGCAATCGCGGCGGACGCGTCGACGGTCCAATCCACGTCGGCATAGATGCCGTCGTCCTCGACCGTCAGGTCCGCTGGCTTCGTCCAGCCCGACGCTTCGGAAGTTGCCCCGTTCTGCTTTGCCGCGGCGACCTCGCCGTGGTTGTAGTCGAAGTTGAAGTCGAGCGTGCCGAGCCATTGGCGGGTCGCGGCGACGACCTGCTCGGCGTGCGCGCGATCGCGAATCCGGTACGGGCCGCGGCCATCACGCAGCCGGATCTCGCCGATCGGCAGGATCTTGATGTGGCGCAGCGGCGTGGCGCCGTCGACCGGCACTTCCGTCGCGGCAGCCGCCACCGTCACAATCTTGTCTGAAACCCCGCCCATGGACCGGCTTATGGGTTGGCTGGGTTCGCGACCTAATCTCAGAAATCTGAGGCGCCGCCGGTCGCAAATGGGCCGCGCCGAATCGCGACAATCAAGCCGCTTTGCCGCGCCCGATCGACCAACGCCAGCCGACGCGACCTATATCGACGACCGCCGCCAGTCCGTTGGTTGTGCGGGTATAGCGGCGCATCAGGTTCGCGCTGCCATCTTCGCCCGTCACCCACACCCAGGCGATCGAATCGGGTGTGGCGATCGTGGCGGCAATCCGGTCGATCGACAAGCCGGCCGCGCCTTTCGGCAATCGCACCGACCCGTCCTCGCCGATGAACCAGCCGCGGCCGATCGCCAGCGGCCAGCCGTCGCGGTCCATCCATATCGCTTCCTTGCCCGGCGCGACGTCGAACGCGGCGAGGAAGCGCTCGACCAGGCTGCGCTGCGGCGCGCTCAGCTCGGCCGCGGCGCCGACCTCGTCGCTGCCGTCGAACGATTCGGGCAGCGGCGACGGCGCCAGGCCGCGCAGATATTCCCTGCCGACATTGTAATCCCAGCCCTTGCCCAGCCCCTTCTCGATCATGCCGGTCTCGCCGGTGCGATGGTTCGTCCAGGGCACCATCGGGAAGCGCTCGGGCTCGGTCACCGCCTTGCCCTGGCGATCGAGCATGCGCTGGCTGCGCGCGATCGGCCGGCAGCGGCAGCGCCAGGCGCACGGCGGATAATGGGTGTCCCACCACGGATCGTCGACCGGCAGGATCGTGCCGTTCCAGGCGTGATGCTGCGGCCGCTCGCGCCCGTCCATCAGCGAGCTGTATTCGATGAAGGGAAACGCGGCCTTGGTGCGCTGGATGCGCTCCCACGCGCCGGCGTTGTAGGCGGTGCGCAGGTTGGTATCGAAGATCGTGCGCAGCCGGGCATCGCTGCCGAGCTGGACGTGCTCGTGCTGGCCGGTCGCGGGATCGAGCATGCGCTTCTGCCCCCACCAGCCCTGCGCCTGGAGCTTCGGCCGCAATTCCTTCTTGAACGTCTCCAGCGTGGTGCCGTCCGCGATCGCGCCGTCGACCGCCTCGCGGATCGCCTCCAGCACCGCCATTTTCATCGCCTTGGCGACGGTGAACCAGCGGACGTGCTCGGCCTTGAACACGTCCAGCCAGGAAAAGCCGATGCGGTAGCGCTTGGACCGGAAGAAGCGGATCGTCTCCTCCGGCGGCACCCCGGCCGGCGGCAGCTGCTCGGCGCTCACGCGTTAGCGGCCGGGCGCTTCAATGAGCCCGGCGATCTTGGCGGAGAAGCCCAGGCGCTCGCCCATCGTCACCAGCGCGCTGTCATCCATGCCGGCGAGGATGTCGCCGGCGCGGATCGCGATCAGTTCCTTGACCTCGTCGAGCGAGGTGGCCGAAGCGATCAGCTCGTCGAACTGATCGAGGAACGCGCCTTCGAGGCCGGGCAGGTCGCCGATCGCCGCGGTGATCGTGACGTCGATCGAATCGGGGTCGCGCCCGTCCAGCTCCGCCGCGGCCGCGATGGGCCTTGACCCCCGGCCGCCATTTGCCGATTTTCGGCCGAAAGAGGGGCCTAAGAGGCCATCCGGCGGCGTTTCAGCGGCGTCGGGGCCGGGAACCCCTCCAGCGCCTTCCTGCGCCAAATTTGGGGCGGGTGCCGCCAGCAGGTCCTCGCCGGCTTTCGGCTCGGGCAATCCGGTCAGTTTGCGATAGGTCGAGACGGCGATCGGCACGCCCAGCGCGACGCCGGCCTGCATCGACTTGATCGCCTGTTCGACGTCGACCTGGTCGGGCGCGCCGACGATGATCTTGGGGTAGCGCCGACGCACGCCGCGATTGAACATCACGATCGGGATGGCGACGTCGCGGGTCAGGGTGACCGACAGCTGCATCGCGTCGGCGTTCTTGATGTCGTCGCGCACCTCGCCGTGCAGGTTCGCCTGGCCGGAGCCGAGGCCGCCCGACTTGGCGTCCGCCGAGCTGGTCTGGCCGAGCACCGCCTTGGCCACCTGGTCGTCGGCATATTTGCACAGCTTCTCGAACATCTCCGGGTTGCTGGTGCCACCGTTCGACGTCACGAAGTCGATCATCATCGACTGCGGGATGACGCAGCCGGCGTCGGAGCCGATCTGCGCCACCGCCTGGGCGAGCTTGCGGATATCGTCCTCGCTGGTGCCGTTCTGGTATTTGCCGACGCGCAGCGGCAGGCCGTAGACTTCGAGAAAGGTCAGCCAGTCCTTGATCGTGAAATTGGTGAACAGGTAGAACCAGGCGACGCCGCGCGCGAGGCCGCCGCGGATCGGCAGGCCCGACTTCGCCTGGGCGGTGTGGATGATGAACTTGTACGGCGGCAATGGCTGCGGCAGGCCGCTGGTGCCATCGATGCCGCCGCGCAGCAGCAGCTGCTCGCCGGTGACCTGGTCGAACTCGAAGAATTGCGGGAAGCGCCATTTGAGCTGCCCCGGCAGCCATGCCTCGGGTGACGTCTCCCAGATGATCTCGGTGGCGCTGACGCCCTTGCCGAGCGCGTCCAGGATGTCGAACAGCTCGCCCTGCAGGGTGAGCCGGTCGAGCCAGTCGCGCACCAGCTGGGCGTCGGCCTCGTCGTCGACTTCCTCGCTGGCGGCGGCGACGTTGATCGGCAGCTGCGACACCGCGCGCTTCCGGGTGCCGAGCAGCGATTGATAATGGAGGTACTTCTCCTCGATCTCCTCGGCGAGTTCGAGATAGGCCGTCGCGTCGCCGGTCTCGGCCTGGCGCAGGATCTGGGTCAGGCGCGCGGGATCGAGGCCCTGGGCGGGATGGCTCGACCAGATGTTGCGCATGCCGGCGAGCTGCGCCGCGGCGATCTCGCTGGTCAGCACCTCGGCGGCGGTGCGCAGCGGCCGGCCGCTGCTGTCGACCAGCGCCGGCGGTGGCGGTGCCTGAAACGGGACGAGGGCGGTGCCGGTCACAAAGTCACTCCTTACCAGGTGCCGCCGTCGAAGCGGCCGCGCGGCGTTGCGCGGCGACCGTGGCGGTTGGCGAATGCGTCGTCTTCATCCTGCGGCCGGCCATCGCCGAAGCCGGGCTTGGGGACGCTGCGATAGGCGATCAGCTGCTCGGCCGTGCTGAGCGCGCGCCACAGCAGCGCGAGCGCCCAGAACCAGTCGGCGTGAACATCGCCTTCGTTGATGATGCGGATCGAGCCGCTCTCCTCGCTGCCGACGCGCTTGATGGCGCGAATGTCCACGCGGATGTCGGGGCGGTTTGCCGGGATGCGCAGCAGGCCGCCCTGAAACGCCGATGCGAGGCCCAGCGCGAGATCGAGGCGGTTGGGGCCGGTGAGCAGCACGCCCTCGACCCGGTACGTGCCCCACTTGAGCTGCTGATCCTCGACCACCTTCTCGCCCATGCCGGTCTGGTCGATCGACGCGCGCAGCACGTTGCGGGTCCGCATCAGGCCGTCGAAATAGGCGTCCTGGTGGGCGAAGGTCTGCCCCACCTCGTTATATTCGTCGCGGATCCACGCGACGCCGCCGATCTTCTCGCCGCCCAGGATGATCTGCCCGTCGCGCCGGCGCGCCACGTCGCGGCCGATGCCGTAGAGGCCGCCGGTGTAGAGTTCGGGCTTGCCGGCATCGGCATGCTCGGCCGCCGTCAGATATTCCGGCTTGATCAGCGCACCGCTGCCGGCAGACGGGATGCAGCGCAGCTCCTCGTCGGCCGCGTCGCCATAGGTGGCGAAGATGTCGGCGACCCACGCGTCCTTGGGCAGGATCGAGCGGCCCTTGACCTCGGCGACCAGGGCGATGCGCTCGTACAGCCCATCGGCGATCGCCGCGTCGAAATCGATCCGCAGCACCTCGCCTTTCTTCCGGCCGGCGCGGATGTCGTCGATCAGCACGTTGAACGGGTTGTCGACGCCGTCATGCGTCGACCAGACGATCACCTGGCCGCCCCACATCAGCAGTGCCAGCGCGGCCTTCAGCGTCTCGCCGATATTCTTGTGGAACGCGGCTTCGTCGATCAGCACCTTGCCTTGCTTGCCGCGGATCGCGCGCGGCACCGACGGCAGCGCCACGATCTTGAAGCCCGACGAGAAGCGGATGCGGAACGCCAGCACCGGCTTGTCGTCGTCGCCTTCGAGGATCTCTTCGTCGGCGTCCTCGGCCGCGATCCCGAACACCCGCGCCCACATCGCGCAGGTCTCGATGAACTCGCGCGCCATCTCCATGTCGTAGCCCATGTACCAGCAGGTATCGCCGCCGGCCGACGCCTGGCTCGATGCCGACAGCACGGCGAACGCCGCCACGCCCCACGTCAGGCCGATGCGGCGGGACTTCTCGATCACCAGCAGAGAGACGCCGGCGCGCATCCGCGCCAGGGCGCTCGCCTGGTACGGGAGCAGCACCCGGGCGGGTGGCAGCGCCACCAGCGCCTCTTCGGCGACGTCGCGCTCCTCGGCGCGATCGCGCGGGGTCGGATCGCGCAGCATCAGCCCGCGACCCCGAGCACTTCCCTGTAGATGAAGTCGGCCGTCTCCTGGCCGAGACCCTTCGCCTTCGCCGCGCCGCTCGCCCTCTTAGCGGACTCTTCGCGCTCCTGCTCGCGCACCTTGATCTCGCGATCGGCGTCCATCTTCTCGGCACGCGCCAGCGATTCGGCGGTCTGTGCCAGCGCCTTGACCTGCAACGGGTTGAACTCGACCGCGCGGAACGTGCCGTCCTCTTCCTCGACCTGGGCAAGCGACACGTCGAGCAGGATCGAGTTGAGCAGCTCCAGCGTGCCGCGCATCATCTTGTTGTCGGATCGGTTGCTGGCACGGGCGAGCGATTCGGTGATGTCGCGGCTGCGCCGCATCTTCTCGCTGACCTCGGCCAGGCTGCGCACATGCCGGCCCAGCGCCGAGCGCGAGACGTTGACGTCCAGCTCCATCAGCTTGGCGTGGATCGCATCGATCGTGATGCCCTGCTCGATGCGCAGCCGGCCGATCAGCTCGCGGATCTCCGGCGGCAGCTTGTCGATCGTCGAGGGTGTGTTGCGCTTGGCCATTACCGCCCCGGAGCGGGACGCTGGATGCCTCGCACGAACGCATGGCCGGCGGCGACGTCGCAGCCGCGTTCGGTGATGGTGGCGACGGTCAGCGCCGGGAGCGGCTGCTCGGTGCGCAGCAGGCCCTGTTCCTCGAGCCAGCCGATCTGCGTGCGCAGCTGGTCGCGCGTCACCGCCAGCCCGAGCGCGTTCATGGCGCTGGCGAGGACGCTATCGTTCGCCGAATAGCCCGGCGCCTCGGCCAGCGTGCGCAGCACCGAAATGCGCACATGCTCCATCGTGTAGTCGAAGAAATTCACCGCCGCCCCCCGTTGATCGCCTTGTCGATGAAGAAGTCCTGCAACCGCGACACCGCTCCCCACGTGCGCTCATTGACCTCGCGGTCGGCGACGATCTCGGCGCGCAGCGCGGTGATGTCCCCGGTGGTCGCGGTCGACCTGGCGAGACGGTCGACCGACTCCTCGACCGCCTTGATCCGCGGGTCGATCGCGGCGCAGGTTTCCTCCATCTTCTTGATGCGGCGGGCGAGCTGGCCGGTGCTCTCCGGGTTGTTCCGCCCATTCCGCCACACCGAATAGAACACGACGGCGAGGATGAGACCGCCGATCGCGAGCTGGAGATAGTCGTTCACTTGTCCGTTTCCTTGCTTGCTGCGCCACCGATGCGCGTGGCGATCGCCGAGATGAACGCCTCGGCGATCTTTCTGACTCCCGAGAGCGCTTCGTCGCCGAGCGCGCGAACGACCGACAGGCCGCTGAAACCGAGGCCGATGCCCCACGCCATCACGACCAGCGGGCGCTGTCCGGTGGCGATCACGATGCCCAGCTCTAGCAGCACCAGGGCGAGCACCAGCGCCGATCGCCGCCTCATCCCGAGCGCGTGCGACGAATGCGGCGCCAACCACTGGCCAAGCAGCACGCCGAGTACACCGAGCAGCCCCGACAGCGCCGGCACCGTCACGCCCAGGACCACGATCAGCTCCGGCCCCGGCACGACGAAGGTCGAGGGCGCCCCGCTCGACGCCGCGACCGCGAGGATCGCGAGGCTGGTCCGGCCGGCATCGAGGGCGGCGCTGGTCATATCGCCCCCGCCCAGTCGGGTCGCAGCGCAAGCAACAGGTTCGCGATGAACGGTGCGCCGGTGAACGGGCACGGGTGTAGCGTGTCCTGCGAAAGACCCGCGGTCCACGCGACGCCGTCCCCGGCCGCCGACACCGCCTGCCCGATATTCAGCACCTGCCGATCGCCGAGGCCGCCCGCTAGTTCGTTGTTGATTACCATCGGCACGTAGGTTGAGAGCGACCCGCTGGGGCACGGGGTAATGATCGTCACCTTGCAGCCGAAATATTCGAAGATGCCGAAGGCAATCAGGCTGAATTGGTTGAACGCGGCGAAGCGACCGGCGTCGGTGAAGCCGAGGTCGTTATCGACGTTCACGCCAAGCGCCCAGACGACCTCCGTTCCGACACCGGTCGAGCCGATCAGCGCCAGAAAGTCCTGCGGTAGTGTGCGCAAGGCGGCGCGGGCGGTCTGAGCCGACTTGCCGAAGTTCATGAAATTGCCCTTGCCGCGCTGATCCTCGATCCGGTGCGCGGGCAGGAAATCCGAATTGTCGTTGACCAGATGGCCGGTGCTGTCGGTGTACCACAAGAGGCGCGAGCCGGCGCTCGAGATATGGGTGATGTTCTGGATGAAATTCCAGACCATGCCGCCAGTGCCTTGCAGGAAATGCGCGCCGAGCTGACCCGACATCACGCCGCCGTGGATGGGCTGGGCGAGCGAGCCCATCGCGAAATTGCTGACGATCGACGCGCTTTGCCCGGTCCTGGCGTTGGTGAACCACACGGTCATTTTGCCGCGGTCGATCTGCGCCGAGATCGTGACGACGTCAGTCGGCGCCAGCGCCCATGGCAGAACGACCTCCAGGCCGGCGTTGGGCGGCGCGACGCCGACGTTCGACCCCCACAGATACACCCGCCCCTTGTTGGCGGGCGCGTCGATATGGATCACCGACCCGAGGTTCTGCACCAGGTCCGGTTGCTGCGCGGCGGAGCAGATGCCGCCGATGTTGGTCAGATCACCGATCAGGACCGACGCAATGACCGTGCGCCGTTGAGCATTGATCGGCGAAGGGTGCATGTAGCGCCGCGCCCAATCGGTGCTCGCCGAACTGGGCGAGATCAGCCCATTGTTGCAGGTCCAGGTGCCGGAGCCCGATGCGAGCCAGCCGGTCTGGGTCACCGTGATCGTCGCCGATGCGGTGGCGAGGTCGCTCATGACGACCGTCGATCCGTTGATGGCCATGTTGAAGGTCGTGCTGGCCGGGATGCCGGCGCCGGTGAGCGGCGCGCCCAGGACAGGCGTCCCGGAGACGAGCGTCAGGTTGCGCGACCCGGAAACGGTGGTCGCGGAAAATGTGGTGTTGCCGGGCAGCGTCGCACCACGAAAACGCTGGTCGATCGTCGTCACCTGCCCGCGCGACGAAGCGGCGGCGATCCGCCTGGGCTTGCGCGGCACCTGGACGATGGCACGCATGGCGAACTGGCTGCCCTGCGTGCCGAAGGTCGCGCCGCCCCAGTTGCCGTTCGTCGGTTTCGCGCCGGGCTGTTGCGACCATGTCTGCGACTTCAGATATCCCGAGACCGAGATATAGCTCAACGTGTCACCGGCCTTGACGGCGAATGGTGTGGTGAACGTCGTCGTCAGTCGATCGCCCAGCGCCAGCGTGGCCCGGCGCCAGTCGACGAGACTGCCGCCGCGGAAAACCATGAAGATCACATCGCCGGCCGCAACGGTGGCGTATTGAACGCCGATGATCTGGCCATCGCTGTAGAACGGGATGGCGTTGCTCAAGAAGCCGGTGAGCGACTGATTGCCAACGGCGCCGAAGATGAGATCGTCCGGGCCTTCATATTCGGTCAGGAAGCTTTCTCCGGGCACGGCGACCGGCAGATTGGCGAGGTTGTTGATCGCGCCGCGAACCGACTTCACCCGGCCGAGGGTGACCTGGAACTTGCCGACGAAATTCACACCGGTCGTCTGGGTCGCTGTGTACCCGGACGCGTTGCCGGCTATGGTGAACCCGGTTGCCGAGACGGCCTGCGCGTCGAACAGCGCGCCGGTGAACGACCCGAGCGCGAAGCGGGTGCCAGCCGGAAACACGATCGGCTGGCCGTTCGCGTCGAGCAGATTATAATCGACACCGGCGGTGAAAGTCTTGATCCCGGTCGAAGTGATGCCGGTAATCTGGACGTCGGCAATGATGCTTATCGCGTTGGCGGCATAGGCCGGAAGTACCGCGACCAGGCGCGCGGTACCGCCACCGACCGACCGTACCGAGGCGGTGAACGAATCTAAGGTGCTGTCGTACGTCGAGGCGGCGGCGAGAAAGTTCAGGACGTTGGCGCCGGGCGCGACGTCGGTCGCCGGAGCAATGCCGATCGTCTCGCTCGATGCAGCGAAGCCCGCGAGCGCGCCAGAGGTTGCGGCACTCTGCGTGGCCAGTGCCAAAACGTTGAGGGGGATCGGACCGACGCCGGCGACGGGCGTCGCCGTGCCCGCCACGTTGGAATAGCGGAGGAGCTGAGTGCCGTCCGCGGACTGCATCCAGTAGCCTTGCCCCGCGGAAACGCCGCCGGGGACGGTCGGCGGGGCGGTATAGGGGAAGAACCCCGCCGTCACACCCGCCAGGATGGCGCCGTCGCGCGCGGCGGCGGCGTTCGTCGCGCTGGTGTCGCTGGCCGCGCGGTCGAGGCCGGTCTGGACGCGATCGGCACCG